TAATTTGCTCCTGGAATCTTAACAACTTTTATATTTGCTTGTAACTCAGGATCCGCAAAATCTCCAAATAAAGGTTTTAATTCAGCAGATTTATAAACTATTAAATCACTAGTAGCTTTTACATCATTAATTCCAGTTAATAAAGCAGATAATTCTAAACTTGTTGGCGGAAGTGGCATAGTATAACTTTTACCATCATTTTTTAACCAACTTCTGTATTGCTTGTTATAGTTATCTGTTAACAAGTACATATCTATAATGTTGCTGGGACTTGGATCTACAGTATCATTATCTTCTACATAATGTTTCCAATTAAACTTTAAATTAGCTCTTCCTGATTTAACTATGTCTGTTATATCTTCACTAATAAAATTAAAAGTTCTATCATTTGTAGTTTCTTGTCTAAAATAAATTAAATTACTTGCTACTAAATCTCTAACCGCATAAGGATTATCAGGTATTAAATCTAAATTTTGATCTGCTGGAACAACAATAACTTTTGTGGGATCTGTATAACCATCAGTACTAGTAAAGTAATCAATTATATTAAATTTAAAATCTGTGTTTAAAGTACCCGTGCCAGTAGAATTATCATTAATTTTTAATATGTTTAGTATATCTTGCTTGGGTTTTTTTGTACTTTTTTCGCTTATCCTATTAAAGTTTTGGTTAAAAAATCTTACATCTGTTTCGCTACCAATTACATACCTTAGTTGTCTAGTTACAATTTCCCATATATCCCCTACTACCTCTATTCTTAATAACCAACTTGCATCATCATTAGCAGGAACACTTGGTCCAGGATAACTAAAACTATCCTTCTTACTGCTTATTTCAGTGTCATCTATAAATTCCCAACCAGGTAACAACCAATTAAATCGCAACCCAAAAGTTTTTTGTGCATTTAAGGCATTTATAATACTATCTTCTAAAGTAGATTCAAATTCACTGGTTAAAGGCGGAAGTATTAAATCTATACGTGATCCATTGGGAATATTTTCACTTAATGCTACAACACCATTTCCTAGTCTATCTTTTCCACTAGGTTCGTTATTTGTAATTCCAAATACTCCTAAGCCTTTACTTTGAATACTAACAACTTTTGCATATATAACTTCTCTTGTGTCATTTGTCCAATCTAAATTTAAACCATCGTCTGTTTTAGGTAAAACAAACCTAATTATAGTGCCTATTCTTAAATACATATATGGAGATATGTTTGTAGTTTCTCCAATTTCTTTTGCTATAGTAAATTCGTTTGTAGTATTGTCGTAACTGCTTGGAACAGCAAAAAATCCTGTACTATTAGCATTTGTTGTTGATACACTACTCCAAGATATAGAAGTTGCTGCACTTAAAAAATCTCTGTCTAATGCAGTACCTGCAGGATTATATTTTTCATAATAAAAGTTTCTTGTATTTGCATCTTCTAATAGATCTTTTATTATTGTTGACATTATTACACGACTAGTAAGCGTACTTGATGTACTAAGTGTTTTTCTTCTTGCAACATATTCTTCATATATATAAGCATCTTCTCCAAATATATTTAAATTATTATAGGTACCAGTAGGATCATACAAATCAAAATATCTACTATGACCGCTGTGAGTCCTGTTTATTGACTTAGCTTTTACTATTGCACTACTAATACTTAAAGGATATACACTATAATCTTGATCTGTAATCATTCTATTTTGACTAGAATAAACCAAGGGTGCATTAAATTTAATACTTTCCAAACTTTCTGTTGCAGTCGCACTTGTAACAGTATATTCTAAATTTGCTGTTACAATTGCATTATAACTAGAACCATCAACTCCTATATAGGGAATTGTTATTTCTATATCTTGTACATCATCAGGATGCAACAGATATGTTTCATTCAAGCTAGTTCTATACCAAAATCTTAATAAATTCACAGGTATATCACCATACTGCCCATTAGCAAATTTTACACTAATAGTGTCATTATCCCCTGTGATAACCTGAAATATTTTACGAATTCCTCTGTTAATATTATTGTAAATTACGCTATTACCAACCAAATTATCAACTTTTGTCCAATTATCTGTAACTGTGCCATCATTACTAATACTTTGTACCCATATATCATTTTCATTAATATTGGTTATATCTAAATCTACAACTCTGTTTTCTATTGCATCTTCTATTAATACATCTAGATTATTAAGATTTCCTTGCTTAAACATTAGAAAAAATCCAGTATTGATACTAGATAAACCATTACTGTCATTACGGTAAATTAAATCAAAACTGCTATCTGGATTAGGATCTTTTTCATAAAAATATAATTTATCAGTAAAATCCGGATTAATTATTTCAAAAGTTTCTGAATTTCCTAATACTGTCGCACTAAATCTTTTAACAATATCTTCTTTATCTAAATCACTGTTTACTCTATATGTTTGTGTTAAAATACCATCAACACTGCCTGATTTATAGGGGTCTCCAAATTTATTAGTACTTGTCATTACCTCATTTATAATTGTAATGAAGTTATTATAAGCATTTTCATCATTTAGATCTTCCCAGGAAACAATTTTTCCACTTAGATTTTCATTTTCACTATTATAGATAACTTGATTTGTTTTAATACTTGATATTTTCAATAAACCCTGTGCTGGAATACATCTGTTAGGTGTGTATCCTAGTTGTCTAGCTAGTCTAAGTACATTTGCTCTACCTTCAGCTGTTGCGAGGAAATTTTCTCTACTATCTAAGTCTACTCTAAAAGCATAAGAATGACCAACATAAGCAATTAGATCCAAAATAGCCACAAATTCACTAGATTCTATCCAATCATTATAATTTTCTGGATAGTTATTTCTAATATAATCAATTAAAGCATTTCTTATACCATCATAATCATAGCTTTTAAAATTTGCATTACTAAAAGATTCATAAGCTATTCGATAATCTTCTGCTGCAAACAAATAATTTTGTCTTACACTTACAGCCATTTATAATTCCCTTGCATTTTCTGATCTTGTATCAAAGTTTATAGTCAAATCTGTTAATTCCTGTGTAGGAACATAGGTTAAATTTAAATTTACATTGTATCCATTATCATAACTATCTATTGCTATATCATTTAAATTAAATCTAGGATCTAAAGACACAATTCTTCTTACATCTTCATTTATTAAATCTTCAGTTTCTTCAGTTTGAGGATCAAATATTAAATTAGGTATTATACTACCAAATGTAGGCATCATCACTCTTGTGCCTCGTCTTGTATAAAAATGATTTAATAAATCTCGCTTTGCACAATCAATATTGTAAATACCAAAGTTACCAAAAGATCTATTTATGGTAGTAAAACCTTTTATAGCAATTTTTTTAATCATGTAAAAACAATCTATTCATATTAATCTTATTTATATTAAAAAAATAGTTGATTTTTTATTTAACACAGTTATAATAAATTAATAATTCCATGGAGAAACAATGAAACTAATCGCAGGAAATTCAAATCGTTCTCTAGCATTAGCTATTGCCGAACATAGTTTTAGCACACTGGTACCAGCCAAGATTGATAGATTTGCAGACGGAGAAACTTCTGTAGAATTCTTAGAAAATATCCGAGGAGAAGATGTTTTTATAATCCAATCTACCAGCACTCCGGTCAACGATAACCTAATGGAACTAATGGTTATGATTGATGCAGCTAAACGTAGTTCTGCACAACGCATTACAGCAGTTGTACCTTATTTTGGATATGCTAGACAAGATCGTAAGAGTGCAAGCCGCACACCGATTACAGCAAAACTAGTTGCTGACCTACTTACGACAGCAGGTGCCGATCGTGTACTGACTATGGATTTACACGCCGGACAGATACAAGGGTTCTTTGACATTCCTGTTGATGATCTTACTAGCAGGATTATCTTTGCAAGAGATATTAAGGAACATCAAAAAGACAGTAGTGAATATGTGTTTGTAAGTCCAGATGCAGGTGGTGCTGTCCGTGCTCGTAAGTTTGCAGACGCATTCCATGGTAACATTGCTATTGTTGACAAGCGTAGACCTGCGGCTGGTAAGAGTGAAGTAATGCATTTGATTGGCGATGTGGAAGGTCGACATGCTATCCTAGTAGATGATATCGTAGACAGTGGAGGTACATTATGCAATGCTGCAAAAGCCATTATGGATGCAGGTGCAATTGATGTAAAGGCCTACATTACACATGGTGTATTAAGTCGTAGTGCCTGTATTAGGGTAAGAGAGAGCGTTTTAACTGAGCTAGTTATCACTGATACGATTGCAGATCACTGTGAAGATGGTTGTAGGGTAAGGCAGGTGAGTGTAGCAAATTTATTTGGCGAAGCTATTAGACGTGTAACCAATGAGGAATCAATTAGCAGTTTGTTTATTTAAAAAAAAAGGTTGACTTATTTTTTCTATGCTGTATAATGATATTATTAGTTAGGCAATGCAAACAAAAACTGGACGAAATTTTCGTCCAATTAACCTCAAATAGGAGAAACAATGGCTACAACAGATAACGCTGTACAATATGATGTACGAATGGTTCGAGAATTTGCACCATACCTAAACCTAAGTGCCTGTGAAATTGACAACTTAATAAAGTTCACTAAAATGGGCATTGTACAACGAGAAACAGTCGCAGAAGTTGCAATGTCTGCTACAGGTGACTTTAGAGGTGATAGTGCTATAGGCAGAGACTTTGATGACGGAACAGATGCTAAGACAGTTGTTTCATCTGCTCGTAACAATAACAAATTAAAAGGACAATGGACCAACTCGTTCATGGTAAGATCCGTTACTACTAAAACTGGAGATTTACGTGTCATAGCCTATAACAAAATATTGGATCAATTTCATTACTTTTATATACCTTATTCGGCCTATCGTCATATCTCAAGTTATATAGAAATAATCATAGAGAGGAGTACTTGTTATGACGGTGAGCCAACCTTTACTGGTATACCACAACGACATTTTAAATGGTGGGAGTACGAAGTTTCATCCTTTGCGGAGCTTTGTAACCGCCAGCCAAATAAACTTTAGAAAAAGATTGACTCTTTTTACAAAGGTTGTATAATATTATTATCAGTTAGGCAATCCACAACACACACAGGAGACAATATGTTTGAGAAAGCATTGTTTAGCTACTCAGCAGGATGGCTCTACTACACAATCAACAAGGAGCGAAAGTTTGTTGCTCGTTTCAAGTATCGTAACCCAATCACCAAAGCCAAGTTCGTCAAGCAACTCATTGCCAACCACACTCCAGCAGAATATTTTGAAAAGCTGGACAACAGCGAAACACCAGTAGGCATCCTGCGTGATGCTGATCCAGTTTGGTATGCTACAGTGATGGCAAAATAATTTTAAAAAAGATAAAAATAAGGGTTGACTTTTTTAGTCAACCTGCTATACTATATGGAACAGTTAGGCAATAGCAACACACACAGGAGACACCATGTTTGAATTAAGCAAGCGAGAAGAACTACTTTCAATCATCTCCGATTTCCACAAGGACGCTAGAGGCTTTCGTCCTAATCTAGCTCGCTTTACTGACTTTACTGAAGATCAGCTTTTGGCTGAGGTTGAGTATCTTGCTGGTGAGGTTCAGGAAGAACTAGAGCGCCAAGAGGCTGCTAATCTTGCTAATGTTCGTGCAGTACAAACTACTGTGGCTATTAACATTTTGTCAGGTGCTGGCAACACCCGTGAGGGTATTCGCTGGATGCTTGATGCTAACGAAGAAGAGTTCAACCACCCACAGGATGTAGAAGGTTATGTATGGTCCTTGGGTATTTTGGACACTGTATACGGACGGCATTTTCTTCGTATTGCTCAGGATATTATTACTGAAAAGAATACAGAAAAAGCTGAGGAAGATTGTTACAATGCCTATGAAAATCATGTTTTAAATTACTATTGTGGAAATACTTTTGCTAATTTATAAAAGTGTTGACATTATCTGCAAAAGGCGTTATACTTATTAGAACAGTTAAACATTAACTCCTAATAGGAGATAACATGGCGTTTGCATCCCACTCTACTTATTTCAATACCGGTGACGGTTCCATTATTGGTAACTTCCGCGAGCTAGACTCAGGCAATTTGTTTGAGTATAGCAAAAATGATGAGACTGAAGGACCTATGTCACAATTTCCCCACAAAATTTGGGTATCTACTCCAATGTATGCAAGCAATGGAATGTGTTTGGAGTCAGGTTTCCGCTACGGCACAGTGCTTAAAACTCGATGCTATATCGCCTTGGATGAAGACGAATATGGCAATCCAGTTCCTGAAAAATGGCATTTTGTGCAAAAATCTCATAACATCTATCAAGGAGTATAAAATGGCCAAAAAACTCAAGCTCATTGATTACCAAGTTTGGCATGCAAATGGCAAACAGTATATTGTTAGCTTGCCTAAAATGTCAAATGCAAAGCTTCGTGATGCTTTGATTACTGACGCTAAATCTGACGGCACTGTCCTTAAAGGGTTTAAGGAGTGCAAACCACAAGTTTATAATTAACAAGGAGAACAAAATGAAAAAGTATTTTATCTTAGCTATTGTTACTGCAGCCGCTATCTCAGGTTGTACAAAAGATCCTGTTTTGCCCAAAGATCCTAGTGATAATGTTGATAGACTTCGTTATTATCAGGAAATTAAAGATGTACGTCCTGATTGGACTAGTAAAGGTTTCTGGGAAGAAGATGATCAATATTTCCAAGTAGGTGAAAGTTTTGTTTTTGATACAGAACGTGAAGCTAAAAAAGATGCAATGCGAGATGCTACATTTCGTTTGAGCGAGCATGTACGTCAAGATGTAGATATTAGTTTTGCTCAAAAAATGACTAGTGAAGGAGAAACTGAAAATACTGTTTTACAATACAGAAATGGTACTGAAATGGCTAAAATTATTAGTCAAAGTGTAATGCAGAGTATTAGTGTGCATGAAACTTACACTGAGCTTGATGTAGACAGAGGAGAAAAATATGGATACAGAGCTTTTGCAGTTATGAAAATTAATGCAAGAGATCTTAAAAATGCTATTAATCGTGCAATGTCTAACTAAAAGGTATTATGAAAAAGTTTTGTATAGCATTAGCTTTAAGTTTGTTATCTAGTCAATCTGTTGTTGCTGGAGACGTAAGCTTAGGTATAAGCGTTACAAAAACATTTAGTGATTCCGCTAGTAATAATAATTCTGTACCATTTTGGGTCAATGAAGTTGAATTTGAACAGGACGGTATTAGATATTTTGTTGGAGTTAGTAGGTGGTTAGAACATGAAAACATGGCACTCAATCAAGCTAAAGCAGAAGCTTTAGGCGCTATGAGTTTGTCTAAAGAGTCACAAATTAATACCTGGTATGAAGAAGAGATCAATCATACAGGTACCAGTGGTAGAATGCAAAGCTCTAAAAGGACAACTGCAAACTTTAACCATGCACGTTCTAATACAGTACTAAGTGGATTCAGTGTGGCAGGTGTCCATACAGAAGTAGACAAAGGGTTTTTTAAAACAAAGTATAAAAAATATGTTTTAATTAAAGCTAGTCCTGAATCTGACCTACCTGAAACTCGAGCTCCTGGAGGTATGAATTATTACAAGGATATTGGTACTACTTGGACTCATCAACAAACCGGTATAACCTTTGTACCTATTCCTGAAACTACTTTATGGATGAGTCAAACAGAAATTACTATGGGACAATATGGAAAATTTATGAGCTTAGAGGATTATTATCCTAAAAACAGAAGAGATAATTTTCCAGCTTTTAGAATGAAATATCGTGATGTTACTGAATATATTAACAAGGTGAAATCATATACTGGTCTTATAACAAGATTACCAACTACAGAAGAATGGCAATGGGCATGTCAAAGTGGAAGAAACTTCTTTGTAGCAGGTACGGAAGACGGTATGCTACAAAAGCCTAGTAGAAGTACTGATCAAATATATGATGTTTATAAAAATCCTCCAAATAGTTTTAACCTTTATGGTATGAGCAGCGGAGTTGTAGAATATTTAAAAGATTCTGGTTATCCAGGTTATCATGAAAAAGCAGGAGGTAGCAGTGGAAAT